TAATTCCAATGGTTATATGACTGTTACAGGTAGTTTTGCTTTGATTGAAGGAAGATTTTATTCATTTGCTATAAAGAATGGCTCTGTAATTATATATAGAGGTTCTATTTTTTGCACAGATCAAACTAATTTTAATACCTTTGATGTACACTCTGGAGAATACACTACAGAAAACACATACGATAACGATTTTGTAATAATATGAAAAAAGTAAATAAAATGGCAAGAAGAAGATACAACAACCCATTGCCAAAAGCAGAAAAAGGAAAGATACATATAGTCAATATGTCATCTTATACACGACCAGAAATTGTAGAACAATACAATAGAGATTGGGTAGAGTATGGAGAAGACAACAATTACTTTGATTATTTAATTGACAGATACAATGGTAGTGCTACAAATAACGCTGCTATTAATGGTATTGCTGAAATGATATATGGAAAAGGGTTAGAAGCTGTAGAAGAAGATGCTAAAGGAAAAGATTATAAAGAAATGAAAGAGCTCTTTACTAAATCTTGTATGAAAAAAGTATGTTATGACTACAAGATGATGGGACAAGCTGCAATTCAAATAATCTATTCTAAGGACAGGAAAAAGATTGTGCAAGTAGAACATATGCCTGTAGAGACGTTAAGGGCAGAGAAGGCAAATAACAAGGGTGAAATCAAGGGTTATTACTACGCTAAAGATTGGTCAGAAGTAACTTATAAGACACAACCAAAAAGAATACCTGCATTTGGCACAAGTAGCTCAGGATTAGAAATATTATATATTAAACCTTATAGAGCTGGTTTTTACTATTACTCTCCTGTAGATTATCAAGGAGGATTACAATATGCAGAACTAGAAGAAGAAATAGCGAACTATCATATAAATAATATACAAAATGGCTTGGCTCCAAGTATGCTTATAAACTTTAATAACGGTGTTCCTACAGAAGAGCAACGATCTTTGATTGAGCAAAACATACAAGAAAAATTTAGTGGCTCTTCTAATGCTGGTAGATTTATATTAGCGTTTAACGATAGCAAAGAGCTTTCTGCAAGTATTGAGCCAGTTATACTAAGTGACGCACACGAACAATATAAATTTCTTAGTGATGAATCAATGAGAAAAGTTATGGTGTCTCACAGAATTGTATCTCCTATGCTTGTAGGTATAAAAGATAATACTGGATTAGGAAATAATGCCGAAGAACTACAAACAGCTTCTTTGCTTATGGACAATACAGTTATACGACCTATGCAAGTTACTATATTAGATGAATTAGAAAAAGTATTAATGTACAACGGAATTGAATTAGACATATACTTTAAAACACTACAACCTTTAGAATTTACTGACTTAACAAATGCTATAAATGATGCTGAGATAGAAAAAGAAACTGGTATAAAAAAAGGAGATAGTGAAATTATAGAAGAAGAACAAATTAATACAGAAGAATAATGGCAAAAGCACTCTTTATAAAACGATCAGATTTAGTAAAAAACACTGCGTTAAATTCAAATGTAGATACAGATAAGTTTATACAATTTATTGATCTAGCACAAGAAATACACATACAAAATTACTTAGGTACAGATTTGTATGAAAAAATAAGTGCTGATATTTTAGCTGGCACATTATCTGGAGATTACTTATCTTTAGTTAACGATTATATACAACCTATGTTAATACACTTTGCTATGGTAGAATATTTGCCTTTTGCAGCTTATTCTATATCTAATGGAGGTGTGTATAAACATAATTCAGAAAATAGTCAAATAGCGACAAAAGAAGAAATAGATTTTTTAATACAAAAGGAGAGAGATTTTGCTGAATACTATGCTCAAAGATTTATAGATTATATGAGCTTTAATGCACCTTCTAAATTTGATGAGTATTATAGTAATTCAAACCAAGATATATATCCAGATAAAGATACAGGGTTTCACGGATGGGTGATATAAAGAAAAACTACAAACCTAAACAGGTTAACGTAACAAAATTATTAACGTATTTAAAAAAGAAAGATAATGACACACATAATAAATTGGGAAAAGATGTTTAATTCACAACCAACTTGTTTTGAATAATGGCATCTCTTTCTAATAATAAAATAAAAGATACTTATCAATCTCTTGTTAAGTTTAATGATAATGGTAACATAACTACATCAGCAAAAAGATTAACAGACGGATTTGGTAATAACTCTCCGTTTTTTGTATCTACAACACAAATAGGAATTGGTGTAACTCCAACACTAGGTTATGATCTACATGTAAATTCAAATGCTAAAATAGGTGGCAATTTACTTGTTAGTGGCAATCTAACAGTTAGTGGTACTCTTACATATTTAGACGTAGAGGATTTAGCTACTGAGGACCCCTTAATTAAATTAGCAAGAAATAATGTTGGGAATAGTTTAGACATAGGGTTTTTTGGTAAGTATGTAGAATCTACAGTTACAAAATACAAAGGATTATTTAATGATGCTGATGATAATAAATGGAAACTATTTATAGGTACAAGTGATGAACCTACTACAATAGTTAACACAAGTGGTACAGGATATACAGTTGGAACTTTAGTTGCTAATTTAGAGGGTAATGTAACTGGTAATGTAACTGGTACTGTTAGCTCATTATCTAATCATGATACAGATGATTTAAGCGAGGGATCAACTAACTTATATTTTACAACTACTAGAGCTAGAGCTAGTTTTACTGAGGGAACTGGTGTGTCAATAACTAATGGTCAAATTGCTATTGGTCAAGATGTTGGAACTACTAGCAATGTAACATTTGGTAATATTACTGGAAATGTTACAGGTAATGTAACTGGCAATTTAACAGGTAATG